CAGTGGGATTCCAAGCAAGAGAGATAACTATTAACACTATTCCAATAGCGGTCATTACGTCTTCACTTGCGCCTTCTATGATCGGCACAAAATCTATTGTCTTTATATTCTTTCTATTTAGAAAATAGTCAGAGTTGGAAAAGACCTGAAAATCTTCCCGCAAAGAATCTTCCTCACCCTTAAGAGAACCGTCTAGCATTAACTCTTTACCATCGATTAGTATCGCAATTTTTTGATTACTCTTAGATTTGTCTATAAGAATCTTATTAAGCTTTTGATTAGTTTTAGAATTAATAGCCCATAAGGCTTCATTCGGGGAATCTACGCAAAGATCCCATTCGCTTCTTCCAAGCTGATCTGCTAAATCTCCATGTAATTTAATTTTGGTCATAGATTACTTTCGTGCCTATAAATTTTATGAATTAAAGATCTATAATCATTAGTTAGTTTTTCTATTCTGGAGTCTCTCATGTATGGTTGATGTAATATAACTCCGCCTTCAAGGTAAATTGCAAAATGTATTGAAAAATCTATATTTAACTTTTGAGCAAATTTTTTATCGGTTCCCTTCATCCCAATAATGTCATGCTTTTTAAGATCACTAACTTCAACAAAACTATTTTGTTCTAGATACAAGTCAAAGGATTGGTTTTCTCTATAAGCGTTTATCATTTCTATTAGTCTTTTATTAGACTTTGTACCAGCAAGCATAGTGGTTATGTCAGATTCAGATAAATTAACATTTTTTACTATCTCAACTTTCTCATAATCAGACATTTCTATTTTGAGAATTTTTTTATAGTAATCGCTTACAACAGAAAAACAGCCAATTTTATTACAAGAATTAGTGTCTCCCCAAGACCTACCTGTTAGTGAGGGTATAAAACCATTGGGATAATAAAAATCAAAAGTTTTATTTTTATGATCAAATAATACTAGAGGAACTTCTAGCTTCTCGCTTACCATTTTGTCTCTTGTGCTGAAAGACTTTTGACCTTTAGTGTGCGAGTGATATATAAATTTTATGTTGCTGTGATAGCGATTGATAAGCTCTTTCGCCATTACGAATTCTTCTTGTGGGTTTGACGAAAGATTTTTTGACTCAATTACAGTAAGGCTATCATTCACCATTGTGACATCTTCGTCTATGGACGTTAGAATAATTCCCCCGCACTCATTTGGGTACTCCCGTTTTGAGTGAGAAATAATTTTATTTTTTATTTCTTCTGTGAGATTCATCTTACAAATTTGTGCCTTACAGCAACAAGAGTTCTTAATTTTAGGGGCTCAGAGTATTCTTCCACACATGAGAATCTATTCATTGGATGATGCAATATGGTATCGTTGCCCATGTATACGGCGGCGTGAGATAAAAAATCTTCTCCATACTTGTTTATGAAAAGCATGTCGCCTTCTTTTAAATCATTTTTATCTACCTCAAAAAAACCTTCAGATTTATAGTTTTTTCTATAAAGATCCTCTCCCCCGTAATTAAACGACTCGTCCCTTTTATAGTCTTTAATATTAACACCATGTCTAGTTCTATAATAATCTCTTATTAGAGAAAGACAGTCTCTTTCGCCAAGTTGATAACTTCTTCCAAGTAGATCATCTTTTTTTCCTTTTGGAATGTATTCAGTAAATGAATCGGTTTCCAAGTGATACATTAGATACCTCATGTTCTCTACTTCACTTTGAACTTTATCGAAATGAGAAAAATCTAAGTTGCCGTCTACATGAGAGTGATATACTGAAGCTATTGTTCCCAAGGATGTAGCCTTCAAATAATCGTTCGGAGAGATTTTAAAATGTTTATTTTTTGAATTTGATTGATTAACACATTCAAATACATCTAATTCTTTTTCTTTTTGAATTATAAACCCGCAGCATTCATTTGGAGCTTCTCTTTTTGCGTGTTCAGAAATTTTCTTTTTGAGGTTCATTATGATCCTTCCTCCAGTCTTATTGTTGCAGGAAAGCCTCCAAAAGGTAAGTGACCGTCATGTGTTTTTCCATTACCCGGAACTGCTGCGCTATCAGTTCTAGTTATAGACCCCGTTGAGAATTCACCACCAACTCTAAGTCCTTTTTGGTCTTTATATTCGTCAGACCATCTAAGTTTGCAGCCAACGGCATCTTTAGAGCAGGAGTCTTGAACCCAGTATGTTAAATTAGGTGGAGCAGCGTATTGATCGATTATACCTTTTGGTATGTCATTTGATTTAGCTACAAAATAATATTTTCTTCCGCTTTTTTCTATGTATACAAAATCGCCCTTAAAATAGACTTCTGATTCAGACCATTTAACTGGAGGCTTAGACATTTTATTAAAGTCGTATTCAGGTATAGTATCTTTAATTAATGTATTTTGACTGTCTGCTATGGGTGGGGCTTTGCTTGGTAAATTTAAAGATTTTAAGCTATCGCAGTTGAAAGCAGCTTGGGCTTTGCCTCTATTAGGGGCATCGTTTGGAGAAAAATTTTGAGCATACTCGTATAGACATCCCTCGCCTCTATATTCAAATTGGCAACTTCTTGAAATTACTAACCTGTTTGGCAAATTTTTATTTTCGAAGTCTACAAAAGAAGACAATTCAAATTCTATAGAGTTTGCTGTTTCTACGCTTTTTCTTTCTATAAAGTAAATCTCTCTTGGGAATTCTGCATTAGGGTCAGGCTCAAATCCATCTGGGACTAAACTTTGATCACCTATGTAATTCTTTTTTCCCCCTATGTTTATATAAAAATTATCTTCGTCTAAGTATTTAGCAAATGTCTTTATTCTTGTGACTTTTGCTCCAGTTAGGTCATTTGCTTTTCTTAACAGTAACTTAAAATTTTTAAATTCTTCTACTCTTGTCTCGTCTGAAAACAAACTTAATTTTGGTGATGGCGCAGAACCTTTAGTGTTTGCTTCATAACCTTGTACGATTACTGGCAAAGCAATGTACTTTTGGCCTTTCCATATTATATCTTGCTTAGAGAGCTTCAGATTATTATGGAATCTAAATACCGCATCAGACTTGGTGATCCTATCGAATGGGACATGCTGATCTAATAACAAATCCTCTGCATCTACCTCAAACAAAGTAACGATTTGAGAAGGATTTGCTCTTTGTAGTTCGCTTATAACCTTCTTGTTTGATTCAAGCGAAACTGAAGTGGGCAGATCCGGAAATTCATCTATTTTTTTGACAGACATTATACTGTTACCTCTTCAAAAGTAGTTGAAATAGTATTATTATCAAAAAACTTCATGGAGTAATTCCAATTTCTTGATACGAATAATTTCTCAACCGCATATGGAGGAGGTAGTTTGAAAATAAAAGATTCCGTTCCTTTCCTTGCGGCAAAAAAGTGAGCTATGGCTTTTGCCTCATTATTAGTCCTGCCTTCAAAAGATACAGTTGCCTTAACTAAGTCTGGGTGTATGTCAGTTAAAGTTCTTTGCTCGTAGCCATCTCCAAACTTAAGGACTTGAGATTTAGGGTTCGACGCTACGGAAAAATTATAAGAAGGCTTCCATATAAAGTTAGGTTTAACTTTCCCTAGCTCTTGTGAAAATTTTGCACCGCCCCATTGGGGGTTAGAAATGGTAGGAGCGCTAGTAGTAGAGCCATTTACCATAGAATACCAAAAATATTTCGTATCTAGGTAATTATAGAATACAATATCGAACTTATTGTAAGTCGTCCCTGAAGACCACTCTTTTATTTCGTAAATATTAACCATACCTTTTTCCTATGTTATTTACACATATTTAGCGATTGATTAAGAAATAAGTCAGTGTAATAAGTATATATGGCTTTTTCGGTTCTGAATAGAGAAGACCAACAGGTTTTCATAGGTTCTGGTCAGGTTTTTGGGATACAGTCGGCTAATGCTTCTTACACGGTCCCAGAGCAACCTATGGAGTTTATTGGCTCTACGAAAATAATTCCTGTGCCAACTAGCTCTCAAGTTGGCCAAATGCAATTTGAGGCTTTGGCTATAGATACAGATCCGTTTATACAATGTATATCCGAGAATAGCTTCAATGCGTATTTAGTGAAAGATAATACGAATTTTAATGATTTTCATTATTCTTTTAATTCCGGGTATTTAGAATCTTATTCTAATTCTTGTTCTGTTGGGGAAATTCCTAGCATTCAAGCTGCTTTTAAGGTTGTTGGAGATATGGGCAGAATACCAACTGGAGATATGGCTACAGATGCTCAAGAAGAGGTAAGTAACATAAAAAATACCACAAAAGTTGACCCAGCATTCAAAATCCCTACCGCTTCAACGATTGAGATCACTTTAGATGAATTTCAGACAAATTTAGTGGATAATTACAGTGTGAATATAAATATTCCCAGAAAGGACTACTATAAACTGGGCAACAGACAACCGCATCAGGTGAAGATAGACTACCCTATTGTAGTAACAACTAATTTCACAATAGAAATAAACGACTACTCTGGGAACTTAATTAGATCTTACCCCTGTAAACAAAAATTAAAGGATTTTGAAATCAGACTAAAAGATCATAAAACAAGAGAGGTACTAACGAAATTTACTTTTTCTGGAGCGACTTTAGTTTCCGAGAACTATACTGTGAATACTGATGAAAACGCAAAAATATCAGCTACTTACAAAAGCTATATACCCGATTTGCAAACCCTAAATAACAATATGAATACTAATGAATTAAAAACTGAAACTTCTTGAATTTTGGTGTAAAATTAACTGGAAAAAGGTTTAAGGGATGGTTTTTTTTAACGAATGTGACATTAGGGTAAATGGAACTGGGTTAATGGCTCAGAATGCTTCCATTAATTCTTCTAATTCACTTCAAGCCATTAGGCCTGTCGGTAGATCTGATGCTCTAGAACTTTCTCCTAACGGGGCTATACGAAATCAATTTTCTGCAACCTATTATGTCGATCTAACAAGTGACCCCTGTTTTCCTGAAACGACTAGAATTAAAAATTCCACAGAATTCGAGCAAGCAGAAGCTCAAGTTATAGAAGTCGCTGGCATATCCGGCGCTTTTTATATGACTAACTATTCTCTTTCAATTCAAGAGAACAGCGCTATCAAGGCTAACGTAACCTATCAGGGTTTTGGTGAGATTAGTGGAAATGTCACTGGTAAGACTAGTGACGCATCGTACCCAGAAAGCTTTAGTGGTTTAGCTCACGCTTGGACCACTTTTGTTCAATCGGATGCTGGCGACTTAGATATTCCTGTTTTTAAATTTGATTATAATTTTTCTAACAAGGTTCAGCCTCTTTATGGAGTTGGCAGCAAGAACCCTATGCAAGTAGCCAATTTAAGCTCCGAGGAAAGAATTAGGATAGAAAGAGATAATAGTAGGCAAATGAATTTCTATGGAGAAAGCGGGTGCGCTTTATTCGATGCCTGTGCTCAAAATCCGAGAGTAAGAATATTTAAGCTAGGTTATTTATGTGATGACTCTTTAACTGACAGTATGGACTTCGATGTTTCTGGGTATAGAATTGTTTCTAATAATACTACATTGGATACTAATGATTATGTTAAATCCACTTTTGAAATAAGGAGGATTGACTAATGTACAGTAGCTACAAAAACTGTATAATTGATTTAAATGGAAGCGGCATTATAGCGGATAATGTTAGCATAAATGTAAACGGCAGTATAAATGATAGATATTTAGCGAATAGAAAATTTTCTCAAGGTCAGCAATATCCAGAACAAGCAGTCGGGGGCACTTTATCTGTAGGCTACTACTTAAGTGGTGAAGACCCAATCAAGAAACATATTTACCACGAGCAGTCTGGGATAAGTGGTAGTTTTGGCGGAGTAAGTTTTCCAAGTGGCTATCTAACTCAATATGATGTAAGGCTGAATCCAAACCAGCCAGTATACATAAGTGCAGAGATAAATTTCTTTGATCATTTCTCTGGAGACTTTACTCCCCAAACTCAAACTCTCGAATCTCAAAATTTATTAAATGTATGTGACATTTCAATAGATGGAACAGGATTAGGGGATCTCACTAAAGTACGAAGCGCCTCGCTCTCTTTCAGGAATGATACGAAGGCCAACTACGAAGTAATTACTGGCTCTGGAGTTACAAATATAAAGCCAGATCGAATTTTATTTGGTAAGAAAATACTAAATACTAGAGTAAATTTCGATAATTACAGCGGTGACTTAAGCATCTTTGGGGACTCAGCCCAAATATCTTTTGAGTTAAGTAATAAAGAGGGCGTTAAACAAACCGAATACGTAGTAAAAGGCAGAACTTCTTCAAAGCAACTTTCGACTTCCTCAGATAACGTACTGTCCAATAGTTTTTCCATAAGGCAATCTGCTCCAAGCGAAGACTCAACAATATCAAGTATAAGCGTTTTATCTGGATCTCCGGGAGACGAAATAACAGTGTCAGGAGAAAACCTTCATTTAGATCCAACGTTTTGCATAGGGGGTTATTGTGACTTAGAGGTAATTTACGTTGATGACAAAACAGTAAAAATTGTATTACCAGATGTAATAATCCCAAGTGGTAACATATTAGCAAAAAGACCAGATGATGGAGAGATAATTTCTAGGACTGAAGATAATTTTGAAATTATAAGACCAACCGTTTCTATTGGAGGGGTATTTTTAAGGGTTTAATATGGCTTTATCAGGAGTAACAACAGGAGTTATTGGTCAGTCAATCGTTCTTTCTGGCCAAGGTTACTCTGCTGTCAATAAGGTGTTCTTTGCTCAACAGCCAGAACATGAATCTAGTGCTCCATTTTCTATTCTCTCTCCTAATTTAATTGAGGCAACTATTCCTCTTAATTCTCAATTTGGTCCTATAACTGTTGCATCGGATCTTATTAATTCTTCAGGGGAGTCTAGCTTTAGCTTTGTTCCGAAGCCAGAAATTATATCAGTAAGTAATTTTAATCCATTACCAAATACTGTAATTAATGTAAGCGGCTTGGCTTTATCTGGAGTTACTGGCGCGTACTTTGGAGATAATGAAGTAACAGGTTATACAAGAACTGGTGATATTACTAATATACAATCTTTACCCATAGAAGTTCCTACGGGAAATATAAGTGGGGTTTTAAAGATAGTAGGTCAGTCTGGATTGTCTGACTCAGTAAGTGGTATAGGCGTTGGCGCAAGAATCACTGGCATATCGCCAACCTCTGGACTTATAGGAAGTCAGGTCACTCTTTCTGGAGAAAACTTTATTCCTCAAGCTCTAAAAAGAGTATCCGAAGATAATACTAATCCCGACTACAATGTCTTCGAGGTTTCATTTAATGGAGGAGTAACTGGTTTCGGATATCCTACTTTAAGTAGTGGCGCTGGTATATTGACTGGCTTCATCCCAGTTGATGCTGTATCAGGAAACGTAAATTTACTTGCTCCGAATGGAGTTCCTCATACAGGTGGCATAGATTTTAATTTATTAGTCGGTCCACCAGTTATAACTTCTGTAACTCCGCAATCTGGTATTCCAGCAGGAAACAGTAACGTTTCATTTTACGATGTAAAAGGAATAAACTTTAGTTCAGTTACTGGTATATACGCCTATAAGAGTGGTTCTGCTTTTGATATAGATTCAGCAGATAACTTATTAAGCCCTCAAACAATATCTTACGATAACGTAAGTGGCACTGACTTAACTATATCTTCTCCATCTGGTACTGGATACATGAATCTGGTAGTTCAGACCAGTCATGGAACAGGCCAGTCTGAAGGAGCCTTTTACGCAAAGTACAAACCGGAAATAGTTGGCTTTACTCCGAGCATAGGAAGAATTAATGAAGCGGTTACTATAACTGGTAGCGGCTTCTTCACTGACGATTTAAAAGTTTTCTTTTCTGGTGAAAGCGATGTAGCTCATTTATCTAGAAAAATTCCAGCGACAATTTCAGGAGTAGTTGGAGATCCGAGAACCGAACAGCAGACAATGACTGTTCAAATTCCCGGTCTTTCTAGCTCTGCTAGTTATAGGCTTTTGGTAGAAAACGGAGTTGCAACTGGTGGAATGAGTGAAGGCTCATTTAGCTTTCTTGGTGCTCCAACAATAAATTCAATTACGCCAGAATCTGGCTCTCATGGAGATACAGTTGTTATAAGTGGTACTTCACTAGCTGGAGTTACAAGTCTTAAGCATGGCTCAGTTCCAGTAACGACTTATTCTGAAATTAATCCATTTAATCCTACTGGACTTTCTTTCACTGTTCCTGCCAGAAGTTCTTACTTAACATACGATAATTTATTTAGGAATAGATACGAGTCTTTAACTCTCACTACCCCTAATGGAACGGCATATTACAGCGGTAAGTTTCTTACAATTCCTGATGACGTAGTTTGCAGTGGGTTTTATCCAGCCTCTCAGTTAAGAGGAGGGACCATAACAATTACTGGGGGTAATTTAGAGGTAGTCACTGGAGTTCATTTCTCTGGAACTAGCTCTTCTGCTCCAAGCGTTGTTAAAGTTCAGAATGATGGTTTCACGACTCAAATATTGCCAACGGGATCAAGTCCCAAAACTGGCATAATGGTTAGAGTTCCCGGAGACGCAACAAGTGGACCGTTAAAGCTGGTAACTGAGTATTCTTCTTGCACTACATCCGATACTTTCTCCATTGATGCTGCGCCGACAAATGTAACTGCTAACCCATCTACCGGAATTTATGCAGAGACTGTCTATTTGAGGGGCAATGATTTACATAACTCAAAGTTTTATCTTTATCCGGGGTATACAGGCGGAAGTCTTGACTTAGACAATCCGGTAATAGGGAATTCTACTCTTAATACTAATCCTGTTAGGGCATTTGTAGAGCCAACTAATACTCAGTATCTTACTTCAGGAGATGGTGAGCAGTATGTCACTTTTGAAATTCCTCGTGGATTACCAGATCAGGTTTCAATATACACCACAAGAAAAGAGGTTACTTCTCCTTCGGCGGGTGATTATAAGCCAATTGGAGTTGAGTTATATATTTGGCCAGTCATAACTGGAATATCTCATACAGAGATAAGGGTAGGAGATACTCTTTATGTGACTGGCGTAAACGCATTCAATACCTTTGAAAACTCCATTGGTATATCTGGTACGGGAGTAGGAGCTAATCATGAGCCTAGCTCTTATAAAGAATTAGAATTTTTAAGTAACTACAATACAAAAGCTAGTTTCTTTGAGGATGGAAGTGATGCTAGTTGGTTTAACCTAGGTGATATATTTATACCTAATCAGCCTCAGACATTAATAAGTAATAATGATCCTCAAGCTCACAAATATAATGCTGAAATAAGAAGAGACCACTTCCAAAGTGGGATTGCAAATGTCGATGAGACAGGAGTTTATGTATTTCCAATAACAATTGGAGATAATTTTGTAGGTACTGGTCAGTTATTCTTCTTTTTAAATGAAACTGGCTTACTGCATACTTATAGAAGTCATGTTGTTGAAGCTGGACCTGATTCAGCGGCTGGGCAACAAGGTAGATTATTTAGTAATATAGATGTTGATTCAGATGGCATAGTAGACCCCTTCTTCTGGAGCGGAAAAACAACTGGCACTGCTTATCAACATAAAAGCCATTTTTACTCTGGGTTTACTGGAAGTTTTACTAGTAAGAAATTTGAAGATATAAGATTTAAGGGGCATGAGCTTGTAATTCTGCCAGAGCTCATAGACATAAACGGAATCTCTACTTTATCTGGCTTCCCTAATCAAAGTTTATTTATAGAGGGCACAGGCCTAACAAATATAACAGGCGTTGACCTAGTAGTTAGCGGCGGTACTATAAGTGGTGGTGCAGAGTATCCAATTACTATATCTTCTACTTCTATTACTGGGATTGAAGCTGTTATACCTAGCGTTTCTTTTTCTCATGGAAATTTCCGAGAGTCCGGAACAATAAAGATCTCTAGCAACTATAGCGAAACATCTTCTCAAGACGTTCAAGGTGGAAGCGGTCATTTAATAGTCTCTAGACCTCCTGAAATCACAGGTTTTTTCCCGTCAGTAGGAATTCAAGGAGAAACCATATTTGCAGTAGGCGGTATAAATCTCGAATACGCCAATAGTCTTCAGATTGATTCGCAAGATACAGACGATTTAATAACTCTAACTACATCGTTCACAGGATTATCAAATGGAACTACAGGCATATCTGGATTAACTCCCACGGGAATATTGCCATTACCTCAAGATTTTGATTTTAAATTAACTTCTCCTTATAACACAGATCGAATAGGTGCATTCAAAATCGTAGAAGGAGACTTAGATGTATTTGGAAATCTAAGAGTACATGAAAGTGCTTTTGTACAGGATAAATTAGTTTCTTCAGGCAACACTTTTGTTCATGGAGATATAGACGTATCTGGAGAATACTTATTAGATGGTGTTCCGTTTGAGGCTGATACGCTTGTTAAAGGTCTTCCTAGAAAAAATAAAATCTTACATTTAGATGCTTCAAACGAAGCTAGTTATTCTGGAGCAGGTTCAAGCTGGGTAGATGTATCAAAGAGTAAAAATACTGCCACTCTAGTTAATTCCCCAACGTTCTCAATAAATGAACTTCAGTTCAACGGCTCGGATCAGTACGCAACAATGCCGATGTCTGAAGACTTGAAGGCTCAAGACTTTACGATTGGTATTTTATTTAATCCAAAAGAGGCTGGCGGAACAATAGCGACACCAATTTTTGAAGCTCCAAACTTAGTACCTACTGAGCTTGTAAGTTTTCAGATAAGCTATGATTCAAGCAGGAGATTCTTTTCTACCCTGACATTTACTGATCTTAGTTCTTCCACGGTATTTACTAATCCCGTTGACACAGGTCAGTACCATTTAGTTAATTCGACTTGGGATGGGTCAACCCACAAAATATATATTAGTGGTGAGGAAGCTAATTCTGAATCTGTAGGTTCAAAAACTATTTCATATACAGATCAGCAAATCAACATACTCTCAAATACCGCAGCAGCTAGATTTGTTGAAGGAAACTTAAGGGATATTCATATGTTCAGCGGGGCAAAAAGCTCCGACGATATTTTAGAAATATATGAAAATCTTACTAGAGCTACTTTACTTGACAGAGACTTAATTATTTCTGGTGGGAAAATAATTTCTTACGAGAAAGACGATACTTCAAAATCAGCCGTTATAGAAAACAACTTTATAACCTTAACTGGCGATGGAGCAGGTATCAACATAAACGGCCACTCGGTAGATCCTACAACAGACACTTATAATTTTGAGAATGTAAGTATTGGCAATCACTTAGGCTTTACTGGAGTGCAGGGAACCGCGACTTCAACCACTTTAACCTCTACGGATACACTTGTTGGGTCTATAGCTTTAAATCTTCCTCCTTCTTCGGTGTGGGAGCACGTTAAAGTTCATTTTACTACTTTTTTACAGACAGCGGATAATTTACAAGACGTAAAAGTTAAAGTCGGCAGTGATGAAATGGATTGGCCAATCGTTACTACCGCTCAAGTAGAGACTCAGACAAATAGTGACTTTATTCTAGCTAGTTATGTCACGGAAGGTTATCCATCAGCGCACAACGGGGATTCGCCGCTTAACCTTGACGTATACGCAAAACTTGGATCAACGCATTCCGATGATGATGAAGCAAGTCGTAGAAGTTTGTATGCTGTAGGTACTTTCAATAGCGGTAGTGGTGCTGCGAGTTTTGAAATTACAACTCACGGTAATGCATCTCTTACTTTTCAGCCTAACACTGGGATAGGTTCTGTAATAGGAACAGCAATTTACACAGGGAACGGAGATCAAGATTCGTTCTTAATGGAGTATACAGAAAATGACGTAGAACGAGTCTTTGTATCTCTTGACGGCATAGAGCTTTCACCTAGCATAGATTATGTATTATCAGGAACTACTGGTGTAAAGATAGCTTCTGCTCCAAGCGTAGGTGAAGAAGTCTTAATAAGACAAATATCAGATAGTGTTATAGCTCAACCTACCGAATACAACATTACTATTCCTATGGAGGGATCTGGAAGTCTTAACTTCACCGATCTTTCAACGGGAACAAACATTACTTTTTCTGGTGATATATCTGGGCTGAACGTAGACAACTATAATATTTACGATAGTAATGTAAGTATTACTGGTGGCGGTCAATCTATATATAACCAGTTTACAGGAATCGATGTTAGCATCGACAACAACGCAGCAGCTACCGCAGTTAATGTATATACTGAGCCGGGTGGTGATTCTAGCGTAACTTCCACTAATTCAAATGTAGTAGTAGCCAATGAAGGAACTATTAACTACATAACAAACAATTCCGAAACTTTCGTATACGCAGAAACTGGAGCAGGTAAAGTTCATGTTACTGGCGGAAGCAATCAAATAACTGGAATTGCACATATTACTGGCGGTACTAATTCAGTAAGCGGAACAGACGTTAGAATATATGAAAGCACTAATGACGTATTTTTCCTATCTGGGTATACTGGAACCGCATCAGTTACAGGCACTAATGTAACAGTAACAAACTCTGGAATTATTCCAACTCTTTCTGGGCAGACTTTAACAATTACAGACAGTCAAGTAAGTAACTTTGGCTACTCTGGAACTGGAATAACAATACAGGGTAATTCAACCGCAAATATAACTGGGCTTGCATCTGGGGTTCACGTTACTCAAAATAATGGTACTGCTAATTATATTTTCTCAGGCGCAATGTCTGATAGCGGTAGTATTAAAGTGCCCCATTTCCACGCTTACAGATCTGGAACTGACCTGACCATAGCTCAAAACAAATACGAAATCGTAGAATTTAACCATGAAAGATCTGGAGAAAATTATATTACAGGATATGATGAATCCAACTTTAGATTCATAGCGCCAGAATCAGGAAAGTATTTCTTATCCGCATCTCTTTACATGGGTAAGATTTCCGTAGGGGATTTCGCTGAAGCTCAAATCCATAAAAATGCCACATCAATTAATGGAACCACATCGTCAACTCAACACAGCAGCGAAATAGCTTCTAGTAAAGTCTACAATACAGACGATGTTGGTAACTACTATATACAGCCAACCGTATCATCGGTTGTAGATGCGTTACCCGGAGATTATTTTGAAGTCTTTGCAATTACAGACTCTTCCTCCAACAGAAAAATAAAAGATGAGCCGCATCGGTCTTTCTTCTTTGGGTATAAAATCGACCCAATGTCAATTAATACGCAAGAATACAGCAACACAATTACAGCAAACGCCTCATTTACGGCTCAAGGATATGGGCAAACTCAATTCAACATAACTGGTGATGACGCTACGATCACTGACAGTGAAAACGTAGATGTGTTCACCAGTAATGTAACGGTCAATAACTCTACTGGCGTTAATATTACAGGCAACAGCATAGATAGCATATCGATAACTGGATCTAGCCAAACAACAAATATAGATTTAAACAGCGGAGACCTGAGTTTTACAGGTAACGCCAACTCGACAAATGTAATAAGTGGTGCGAATACTGTACAAGCTACAGGCACTAATTACTACATTTATTACTCAACAGTTTACCTAACTGGGGCTGCAAGCTAATAATGAATATAGATTTAGTACAATTAAATTTCTCAACAGGATACATTACGGGCAATAATGTATCAGTAAGCGGTAGTGTCATTGAGGAATTAAATGTCGGTGGCGATTTAAATTTAGATGTTAGTGGGGGCACTACGTTTGTTTCTGGAGCTAACAACATTTCAGTAACTGGAGACGTTAATGTAACTGGCGGTGGTATAATTTCAGGAGATGTAACTGGAAATGTTTACATAACCGATAGTGGAATTGGCTACATCAATAGCTCTAGTAGTGTTTCTGTAACTGGAGATAATAATACAATTTCTGGATCTACTGTATATGCTACAGGATCTCAAATAATAATTACGGGTGGTGAATCTAATGTAACCGGAAATAGCATTAGTGTTTTCAGTGGAACCAACACAATAACTTTAGCTTCTGGTCAAGACGCTTACTTTACAGGGGTAAGCAACTCTAATGTAAACGTATACTCTGGAGCAGCTACGATATCAGGAGATGTATCAAATGTATACAACCAGATAATTGACTCCACGAACACTAGCGTTACCGGAACATTAGTTCAAATCACTGGAGGAACTACTACTGTATCGGGGCAAACTTTCTATATTACTGGAGAAAACAATAATGTAACAGGTGATTCAGTAACTATAAATGGAGGTACAACGACAGTAACAAACTCATCTGATGTAAATGTAAATGGGACTGTAGAAGTACTTACCGATAATACAATTGCCACTTTGAATTTAACTGGTGGGTCGCCATTAGTTTACAAGCCAAACCCAGCTAATATATATGAGTCTCAAGTATTAGTAGCCACAGGAAACTTCTCTACATTTAATATGAGAGATACTTCAGTTTTAAATTTAACTGGAGATGGAAATACGATAAATAATGAGTCTTCGTTAAGCTTTACTGGCGATAACGTCAGCATAACAAATTCCGTAAGTGGAACCACAAACATAAATCAATCTGATTTTGTTTCAATTAGTAACAGCGGAGACGTTTATATAACGGGAACAGCAAATGTAACCGGGGATATAATAAACTCTGGAGAAGTAACTGTTATAGGCACAGGCTTAAATGTTTACTCTGGAACTAATACTATAAATAGCTCAACAGTAGACGTAAATGCAGATGAAGTTACCCTTTCGAGCTCTGCTCATGCGTCTATTACTGGATCTAAAAAAATAACAGTTATAAACTCAGATACAGTTTCAATAACTGGAGATACAGACGTTACAAATTTAGCGGGTACAGTTTCAATAGTAAGTGGCTCTGTAACTGACATAACAGGATTAAATAGCACTATAAATATCAGTAGCTCTGATATTACTAATTTGTCTAGCGATCAAGTTTACATAACTGGATCTGGCGGAAGCGTTAATAATACTGGGACAGTAATATTTTCAGGAGGAGAAGTAACCGTTTCAAACTCAGGCACTGTAAGTTTCCAGACTGGATACTTAACTGGTGGAGTAAATACAATTAGTAGTGGAAATATAAATATATACTCTGGAGAAAATTATATCTCTGGAGATCTTAGCGCGTCAGGCGACAATCTCACTATCACTTTAAATGCTACCGGACAGAACGCTTATGTAACTGGATCAGTAGATCAAATAAATTCTGGAACTGTAAATATAACAGGAGATGTGCTTTCTGTAACTGGCGGCACAATAACTGTAAATTCTGCTTCGGTAAATATTACCGGGACAAACAATACAATCAACGCAACAACTGGTTACGTAACCGGGCAAAACGTTCAGCTTAATTCTGGCACTAATTACGTCACTGGAAGTATTGTTAATATTACCGGAGGGACATCTTCGTTTTCTCAATCTACTTCCGGAAGCTTCACCTTTAATAATGGCGCAAACGCTAGTATATACATAACTGGAAGCGGTAATTCTGTAGATGTAGCATCTGGAGCTACAATAAATTTAGATTCTTCTGATTATGATCAGTTGACTTTACCCGCCCCAGAAAATCTTCATATATACACTGGGCAAGTAGATCTTACTGGAAATGTGTCTGGTAGCGTTTTTGCTACTGGCGGAACAACAAATATAAATGGCAATTTAGGCACTGGGGTAACTGTAAACTCTGGAACAGCCATAATTAATTCCACTGGTAATTTTACTTTTAATTCTCCTAATAATATAAATATTTACAATAAGGAGAGTGGAAACTTATTTGTATCTGGAAATGATATATTTATTACTGGAAGTGGCTCTAATCAGTATATTACAGGCCAAAACATTTCTATCTCTGGTAGTACGTTTACCACAATTACAGGATTCAGCGGAGCTTCTTTCGACATTGATGATAGTATAAACGTATTTAATGACACCAAAAGCGGTACGTTTACAGTAGATGGTAATAATAGCACCTTTAATGTAACTGGCGGCACTATAGTTAATAATGGCACTACAGAAGTTAATCAGTATTTTAACGGCGGAAATTTATCAGGCGATTTAACAATAAGTGGAGGAGTAAATTCTGTTACAATTACAGGGACTGGAAATACTGCAAATATATATAGCGGTGAAACAAACTTAGTTTACGTAACTGGCGGTGCAGTTAATGTTAATAGCGGGGCTACCGCCACCTTAATTCAAGAAAGCGGCACTTTAAATACGTTTAATAATTCAGAAGTAGACGTAGAAATTGCTGACATATCTGGGGATTTTATATTTAATTTAACTGGAGATGTAAGTTCATTATCTGCCGAAACCATAAATATAGATTCTTTATCTGGAAATACGACCATAACTGGAGAGTCTACTCAAGTTACATTTTCTGGTTCTCATTCTGGAAATATATCCATAACTGGTGGGCAAACTGTATCTTTAGATATTGCGGCTGACACCGTTAAAAAAGATGCAGTTACAGTATCAGATCCGGGATTTTTCGTACTGCAAAACTCTGGAGTAGCTACAATAAGCTCTCTCCAAGTTACGGGCAATGCGGATATATATAATGGAACTTTAGATATAGAAGACTCTACCATTTCGTCGATTCATGACTCCGAAATAACAATAAAGGATGCTAACGCTACATTTAATGTAACTGGTGGGGTAATCAATAGCACAAATGAAGTAAGTGGTGATTTAATTATTTCAGGTGGTACAAACACCATAAATCTTACTGGTGGCCTCGAATTAACAGGAGATAATATATCGGTTAATAATTACGGCACTGGATACATAACTGGATCTTCAATAACAGTAACAGGTGGAACAAATTACATTACCGGAAAAGAGCCGGGGTCATTCTCTTTATTGAGCGGGACAAATTATGTAACTATAAGCTCAAATGATTTAAGTCTTACTGGCGGCGTTAACAACGTCACCGTAAATAGTGGAAACATAAGTGTCTCTGGAAACAACGCTAGTATTTCAGGGGCAACTGTAAATTATACCGGAACAATCCAGAATGTTCACGATTCGAACATTATAACTACAACAACTGGTACAAATGTATATGTAAC